ACGATCAACTATGTAGTGAACATCATCAACAATATTGATGTTACCGTTAGCACTCATATCTCACCTGTAACTAGGAAGCGTTGTACTACTCTAACGAATTCCTTTCGTTCCTCTTCGGTCAATTGCACCAAGCGACGTTGTGGCATATGACGTGTACCTGACTGTTGAAAACCAGCATACGGTATGGAAGTTCCATACCGTAACCAGTCACTTGACACATCAGCAATTGAACCACGGCCATCACCTGTAAGTGAATTGAACAAGTCTTCACTTGCACGTTCAATCCAAGGTGACTGACCTGCTGCTTTCTTTTTGTCAATGGTTGACTGTGCAAGTGCGGGCCAACCACCTGAACCATGTGCCCCTTCAGTGAGAAACTGTACTGTGGATATTTGTCGAAGTAGTTTCAGTAACTCTTGGAACAATGGTTCCATGTTCCTACTTGAACTACTTAGACGCTGGAAAGTACGGTCAACCTGAGTTTCACCTAACACTTCAAGTTGAATCCGAAGAGGCACAGCGTAACCTTACTTCAGACTTCCTGGTTGTGCATACTGCATACCTGGTGGAGTGTAACCTGCTGGCACATGGTGTGCTGCTTCATCTGGCATGTCAGTGTCAGCTTCCTTCAACGGTTCTTCTGTTTCTGGTGTCGGTTCCTGTGCAGGTGTTTCACCAGTGTCAGGGTCAGGTACTTCTGGTGTGATAGGTGGTTCCTCTGTTGTTTCAAGAACTGCTTTCTTTGCAGGCATTTTTCACTCCTTACCATTTCTCATAGCGCCACCAATAAGGTGATGGGAAACCACCACCAAGTGTCATCCAGTTTGTTTGAAATTCATCAAGTGGTGGTTCACCGTCATCTATACCACCGCCCATTGCTTCAATTACTGCTGACTCCTTTGCATTGAACCTTGCCATTAACTTGTCATACATAGAGTTAGTCGCTGCTGCTTGTTCCGGCCAGTAACTTAACTCTACGTTTGCTGATGCAAGCAGGACAGTAAGTACTCTTGCACTGTCATAGTACTTACTGTCCAGTGGTTCATCAGGACTTAGATCAGCAGTTACCTCTTCAGCAGCTAACCCAATAAGATACTGTACGTCTTCAGCAGTAGGTACTGTTTCATCAGTAAAGTCTCTTACTAGATCACCTGCATGTGTACGTGTTCTTGCACGTAACATCTGTGCAATCTCTTGCACAGTAGGAGTGTAATCACTGATCGCCATTGTGTCACTCTGCCTGTTGACTTCTCCTTACTACTGCTTCAAGTCCCATCACCACACCTTTACGTGGATCGTTACCTGTTGCAGCAGCTTCAGCAGCAAGTAATCTTGCTGCTGTTTCAGGGTCACCTTCACTTGCATCAATTACTTCTTGCACTCTTGGACCTTTATCCTTGATCCAATTGATTAGTTCAGTGTCAGTTGCATCAGCAGCACTGAACATTAGTTCTGTACCTGTCTCTTCTGGCACTTCCTTACCTGTGAGAACTGCAAGGTTTTGATTTCTTTTCAGAAATGCATTCAACCTTGTGCCACGTGCAAACTCTAGTGGCAACACTTCAATCACATCACCAACATGTGCAGTGTGATCCTCAGCAATAACCCTGTCAGGTTCGTAAGGATGCTCTGCTTCGACACGGTAAGGAAATGCACGTGCAGTAACGGTTACTCTCTTCAGGTCTTTACCTGATAGTGACATACCTGCATCCTCAAAGATAACGTCACTCGTTACCCTTTTCTTTTCTGTCGCTGGTTGTGGCACTAATATTCCCCTTTGTTTTTCTGCCGACTGTTACTAACCAGCAAGTCCTGTTGCTTGCAGAATGGAGTATGGATTGGTGACATACATGACAGGTCGCACACTGGTCTGTGACCATGTACGTTCCGTTTCTGGTTCGCGCCATGTCTCAGTACCTAGTGGCTTTTCCACTCTCATTTCACCAACCTGACCGGACTGTACAAAGTACACAGTGCCAGCAGTGACACGGTTGGAAACGTAAATGGACTTACCAATGAAGGTAAGGAAGTCAGCTAGTGACTGTGCACCATAGATGGTTGACATGTTCGCGTACTCTTGTGGATTCATCAACACTAGGTTGAACACCACACCTAGTTCATCCTGTTCAGCAATAAGGTCTGCTTCTGCAAAGTCACGCAGTGGATATTGCTGTGCAGTTGATGCACTAGTACCAGCAGTAACAACAGCAGTCCAGTCACGACCAACAAAGGTACGGTTGAACGCTGTTACTGCTGCTGTCATTTCACCGATTGCACGAGCGTTGATCTTACGTACAATCGTGTTACCAACCTGTCGCATCAGTCGCATAAACAGGATGGTGTTGTTACGGTCACGTGCTTCATCAGTGATGAAGACCTTACCACCCCACTTCTCTACTGACGCAACCTTTGGAATCAACTGCACACCTGTCAGTACAGGAAACTCTGCACCAGGTGACACACGTTCAACGTCACGTGCAGCGTACAGTTCATTCCATGTTGCTTGATCGTAGATCACTGCACCACCAGTGACACCACCAGCAGACGCAAAGATTTGATCAGCAATGAAACGTTGCATGGTCAAATCCATGATCATACGTGTGACACGTGTTGGTTGGTTCAACATCATGTCAACTGTGATCATTGTTCCTGACACAGTTGGTGGACCTAGTGGATGTGTAACAGGTGCTTCCACCATAGGTGGTGGAGTAATACCTTGTGCCACTACACCATAGTCATTTGCTGCTGCAATTGCACCTGCTTCTGCACGTGCAGCAATACGCTGACCAGCAAGGATAAGGTGATGGTTTTTCACTGTTACCATTTCCTCTCTATGCCAGTGCAATCTGTGCGTCGGCACCTGACACTGCTGTGTCAATTGACACACCAGCAGCAGTTGCTTCATCACCCACAACTGCTACACCTGCTGCACCTGCTTCAACTACGTCACCAGCAGTAAGTGCAGCACCAGCTTGCACAGGTACAATCTTCTTACCACGGTAAACAGTGACAAGTGTACCTACGTCAGCATCATGTGCAGCAACACCGAACACATCATCACCAGCAGCACATGGTGCAACAGTAATGTTGCCACCAACCACTGCATCAGTGACACCTTGTCTTGGGTTACCTGCTTGACGTGGACCACTGATCTTGACGAAACGCTTACCTATTACTGCCACTGAACAGTAACAGGTAAGTTCACCACCATCATCGTAGTATGGAGTGGCGAGATTAGCAGGAGACACTATCAGTCACCACCTTGAATAACCATCTGTTGTGGAAGGTCACCGTTGTTAATCTGTGCTGCCGACTTGATACGGTAACGCTCTTGCACTGTCAACCACGCTGGATCATACGCTGTTGCAGCAATTCCAGCTTCGACAGTTTCATCCTTACCTGTACCAGCAGTGCCACGTGCTTCAACAGGTACCAGTCCAGGTGCAAGTGAATCAATCAATCCACGTGTACCTTCTGGATCAACCTTCCATGCTGACAGGTAATGTTCCTTACGTGACGGTGGGAACTTACCTGCCTTAATTGCAGTGTTCAGAAATTCGTCACGTTCAGTGTCACGTGTACGTGCCGCTAGTTCTGCACCCTGTCTTGCTTGACCTGCAACCTCTTCCCATGTTGCCTTGTCAACAACAATTGTTCCTTCAGGAAGATTCACTGCACTTGCAACAGGGATTCTCCCTGCCTCTTCTGTACTGGTGATTGCAGTAGAGTGACCTTCACTTTCACTACTTTCACTCTCTGCACTTTCACCATTTGGTGCTGGTGCTGACGCAAGAAGGTTAACCACTGCTTCATCTGCATCATCTGGCAGTTGTTCAGCAGTAAGACCTAACCTCTCACGCAGTGCCTTGATATCCATTGACACTCCTGATCTAGATTCTGCGCGGACAGTGTACATGACCTTTGGTGAAGTTTCACTGTTTACTGATGCTGCTACAGAAGCACGAATTGCAGCACCAATTGTTGACTTCACAGGTTGGTCAACGTACTGTATCTTCACTGGTACCGAATCAGTGAAGTTGATACTGTCACCTTTTGTAGTGAACGCTACTCTGTACAAACCTCCTTCATCGTCATCAACAATAAGTTCGTTAGGGTCAAAGTAAATAGCGCGAATCCACCACCACATCTGTTGACTTGACAGTGAATCGTAGTAACTGCGCCGCACATCATCTAGGTTCACTTGGTTCTTGATAGTTGAAGTCTTCAGTTTCACTTTCGGTTTATTCCTGTTCAGCATGTGATCTTCACTTGCTGCCAGTTTGGTAAGTGAATCCGGCGGGTCTTCCTTCAGTGAATTACTGTAAATGTTCACTAGTGTTGTTGCTGCTGCTTTCGCTGCTGCGTCACAACCACCTGTGACCTGACCTATCCTACCTGCTGCGTTGTGGCAAGCGTTACGATTGATCGTACCGTCAGGTTCTCTAACAGGTAGTGAATACCTTTGTTTTGCAGGCTTATCTGTCCAGTCTGCACTGCACTTGTTACGGTCATAGATGCAAGCACGTGCATACTGTGTGTCATCAAATGCACTGTTAGGGAAGTCAGACCATGCCTTGTCACTTACTGCTTCGGCCATGATTTGACTACTGCGAATCACTGACATTGGTTCACCTTCTGCTGCTTCAACAACTTCAACTTCACCTGGACCTTCCTCACTGAACAACTGAGGAAGGTCATCCAATGTAGTTACACCAGGACCAGTAACACCGAGCATTGCAACAGCATCAACAACTAGTGACCACTTCTTTCCTGTCACTGTTTCAACGTCAAAGTTACCTTCAACTGAACGTGAAGGGTAAGCAGTGCTGAGGATTGAAGCAAACCATTTAGGTACACCAACAATGTCACCTACCACTGTCTGACCGTTATTGGTAAGTCTTAGATT